TTCCTTTCGGGTACGTCTTAGTAACAATACCCGCATTGTCGACAAAAACGGTATTTTGTTTCATGTCGCCAGTTTTTATTGGTGTTGATGTGTTTAATGTGGCATCCCCACTATTATTGTTCATATTATCCATATTACTTAAAAATAACTCATCTGAGCGTGCCATGTTATCAGAAGACTGGTCGTTGTCAACAGCACTATCGGTAGTGAACCCTAGACTATATGCCCGTCTAGTAGCTATTTTGTCCCATAAGGCCTCATAAGATGTGTACGGAAAACTCCTATCTATCCGCCACATCTTCTCAAATATTATGGGAGCCATATTATTATATACAGTTTCGCCATGATGAACTAAAAACTCAAGTGCATTAAACGCGCACTCTCTTGTATGTTCTAGACTAGTCATGGCACTAGTTTTTACATAGTAATTAAGTACTTTAGATATCGTCAACATCTCAATAGGGCTACTCATAATGCCATACTTGAGAAACGGATAATCTTGAAATACAAACTTTCTTTTAAGAAAGTCACAATTATCTATGTTCTCTTGATTTGGAGGATCATTACCCTCTTTATCATTACCGGTATACAATATACCACAATCTCCTAACTTCTGTTTAATCACATTAAATCCAAAATGAGAATTTCTAACTCCCATTATGTGATCATCACCCATTGTGAATAAACTAACCTCATCTCTGAACTCTCTAACAGAGCCATACTCATGAAACCATGCCATTCTTATGTACATGGACACCACTATTGAGTTAATAATGGTTGTCAAAAAATGACCTGAAGGTTCGCCACACGGTAACATAAATAAAGTACCATACAAATTGTAAACTGGATCAGTTATAGCGTCTATTACTAAGTCAATTACAGCCAAATCGTCTTCACTGTAATTACCAGATAGAACACACAATCTTTTCAATACCCAGAATGCCAATCGTAAGGCGTATTTATGTACCTTCTTGTCAAATTTCGAGAAATCGCCAGCTACTATATGGCTTTTACCAAATTTGGTAAGTGCCAAGTATAAATCATGCCATTCATGAGATTCAGTATTGAGACCTTGTACGGTCTCAAACTTCATTCTATTTAACATGATTAGTCTACAAATAGAGCCTAATACTTGTTTAGACAATATGAGCAGAGGTAAACTACCGCCAGTAAAGAGACGTGGTTTAAATCTCTTACTAACTTTTACGACTTCATCTTTTAACAAAACATTGAAAGTTGCACACGGCGACTTGTCAGCCACTGCTAATTGTCTCAATGTATGTATTTGATCAACCAAAATTGGTGATACACTACGAGTTTCCATATCGTAGAATGTGCTATTTAACTTATAAAAGGGATCCCCAGAAGAGGCATTCCCATTTATCTTATTAATATAGGCAACACTATCACACCCGAATACAGCTTCTTCGATAGTTAAACACTTAACATTATCCTTAATGTAATCTACTCCGATATTATTGACAAAAGTATCAAAAACATCTTCTCCGCAGATTCTAAGAGAACCAAGAGGTACAATTGGACTCTCCGTAGATAATTCAATCATATTCCAGTAAGGTTTATAATAAGCGTTTAACTCGCGATAGATGCCATGCTTCAATGCCGGTCCACAATGATGTAAGTCTCCGATTGGAGAAATCATTGTAGGTTCAACCAATGAAGGCTTTTGTGGTCCACGAAGATTCGGTACACAGCCCAAAATATTAACATGTCCAACAGCGTCACCTTCAACAAAACACAACTCAGACTTCTTATTTATACGAGGTTCATACCCAGTTGTAAATATAGGCATTTCAAGCGCCCTAGAAGTTCCTAAGTCTTTATTCTGGGTATTCAACTGACTAATAGCATTTAAAACTTCCGACCTGCGAACAACTTGGAAGTAAGTGCTATCATTGTTTTTATTTGATGCAACAACTATACCCAAAATAAAACACTTTGGTAGTTCACTTGCTATCAAAGGTGATCCACAATTACCATCTTTACATGGCACTTCACCTGTATAAACGTCACTAACAGTGTATGTGTCGTTAGATGCTCCAAGTTGATAAGTTACTGAATTTTGAGGTCCGACCATAATATCATGATTCGTAACTTCAAAATCAGTTCTATGATAATATTGCTTTATAAAAGCTTTACCATAATATGATTGTGCTAACATCTTATCATCAGGGAACAAATTAATACGAGACTTATTCTTACACGTTACAGTGCGTATAAACACGACGTCCTTATCTTCTAAAAAGAAGAAATTTTGTCCTGTTAATACTTCAGTATGGTCTCTGTGATATTTATCTCTAACAAAACTTTGAAAAGTTAACTTGTACTGTTCTCCCTTCGTCCAGTCTATACCGCGAAACATATGTTTCACCGTCATACAAATATGTCCATGCACATATATGGCTATATTACATCGCCTTACA